ATCTTCGACCGAAAGGAACTGAAAATGGAAAGGGACTTGTCGCTAGCGGCCCGGTTTCATTTGGCCAAATCTATTCGACCCTTAACTCTGTACTCCGACGTGGTGGAGTCTATAAGAACGGCGCTGTGGTGTTGCATATCGACCTGTGCCATCCTGATGCTCTTGAATTTATACAAGCACCACGTCATGAGCTCCCTTGGGCTAAGCGATGCATCAACATTACAGATGAATGGTGGGAGGCGTGCACTTTTAAGGAGGAACTACTCAATGGCATTAAGTCCGGTGACATTTGGCTCAACAAAGTAAAGTATGACAAACAAGGCAACCGTATTCGAGGCAACGTTTGTCTCGAAGTGTACCTGCCTAGCAGAGGAACCTGTCTCCTACAGCATGTTAATCTTGGAGCCTGTGAGTTCGATGACATTCCAAGAGCTTTCGTCGAAGGTATGTCTGAACTGTGTGCACTGCATGCAACCACTGGAGTTGGTGAGAGTGGTGAATACCTCCCACCCGAGACGGATCGACAAGTCGGCCTTGGAATGCTCGGACTTGCAAATCTCCTTCGACGTGTAGGTGTAACTTATGAACAATTTGGACGTGCACTTGACCAATACAACAATGGCGAAATCGTACAAACACCAGCATTTGAATTGGTATCACAATTCGCAAGTGGAATCGACTCGGCAGCAAGCATTGCACGTAGTTACACGATGGAACGAGCTTTCGCAATCGCTCCTACTGCTAGCTGTAGCTACCGCAGTCAAGATGTAGATGGATATACTTGTACACCGGAGATTGCACCGCCGATCTCCCGTCACATTGATCGCGACTCTGGCACCTTTGGTGTACAGAGCTACGATTATGGTGATGTAGAAATTGCATCTGAAGTCGGCTGGGACGCATACAAGCGTGTTGCCGATGGACTCATGATGATGCTAAATAACACTGGGCTTCTTCACGGGTATAGCTTCAACAGCTGGAGTGATGTTGTTACGTATGACAACGCCTTTATCGAAGAGTGGCTAAAGAGTCCCCAGACTTCCTTGTATTATTCGCTTCAAGTAATGGGCGATACACAAGACAAATCTGATGCATACGCCGCTCTCGACTCAAAGGAAGTAGACGACTATCTTGCAGATTTACTTAATGAAAAAGAACCTACCTGTGACTGTCAAGAATGAGAAAACATCCTTATCAAAAACTATTAGAACGCAAGCGGACATGGACTCCTGTGGCTACTACCAAAGGGAAGTGCAAGGAGGGTGCGGAGGAGACTCTGCGCCGTGCACTTGCCTTGCGACACATGGAACTACCTGTGGGAGATTTTATTCGTGATGCGCTCTCCACTGAAGTTCCATTTCTCTCGCGTGAAATACTGGAGAGCAATGTCCAAGACGAGATTAAGCACGACAGGGCTCTGGGTTATGTCGCCGATGCTTGGGGAGTTGATCCGAAAGCTGAGCGGGAAGCCCTCGCATTGCGTGATGCGTGGACAGAACATCCTGATCACACTATCCTTAAGGCCATGGTTGCTGAACGTGCAATCTTTTTCGTCTTACTACCCTTCATGCGGTTTGCTGGTGACGCAGGGATGCGAACCGTCAGCGCTGACATTAGTAGAGACGAGCAAGTTCACGTCGCAACAAATAGCTTGGTATGTAGAGAGCTTGGGCTGGAAACTTCGCCGTCTTTGGATAAACTCCGTAAGGCGACTATTGCCTGGGTCATGCAACCACTAGGCAAGAGTGAAGATAAATATTTGGACAAAAAATTTTGGCTGGATTCTAGTGATCGGCTGATGTATGAAGGCAAAGCTCCCCAGCTTGCTGAGACACAGCGTGCACGGATGCCAGCGTTCTTTGAACATGCAAATCAAAACCTCCCACAGTATGCTTAACTTTCTGACACCTGAAAAGATGTTAGCTGAGCTAGAAGAACAATTTCCCCCACCCTTTACCGGACCAGAAGACAGGATTCAACACATCATGTTCAACGCTGGTCAACAATCCATCATTCAATGGATCAAACAACGCATTACTGAAGACTAATGTATTACACACAAGGAGAACTATACGCTGGATCACGGCGTGTTCTAGTTGGTTACAATAAAAAAGGTCGGCCTCGTTACGAGCAACAAGCATTAGACCCTGCTTTGTATAAAGCAAGCATGGAGTTCTATCATCCTAAGCCGCCGCCGCCGACCCCTAAACCTGCTGAACAAGCAAACGCTACTATGGCTTCAGTTGGTAAAGGACTGCGCCGCCCAGAAAGCGAGCGCAAACGTAAAAAGACTACACTTGCTAGTCTACGTATCCGTCCACGCACTCGTGTTAATGAGCAGCTTACTGCTGCTGGTGCCGGTAGTGGACTTAATATCGGGAGCTTCGGATGACAGCAAAGAGTAGGTACGATGCACTAAGTAGTGGCCGTACACAGTTTCTCGACACTGCTGTTAAATGCTCTGAGCTTACTCTTCCGTATCTTATCCAACGTGATGAGATGCGGAGTTCCCACAAATCTCTTACACAACCTTGGCAAAGCGTAGGCGCTAAGGCGGTAGTCACCCTTGCATCTAAATTGATGCTGGCTCTGCTGCCGCCTCAGACTACGTTCTTTAAGTTACAGATTGCAGATGAGAAGTTAGGTGAAGAACTTGACCCTCAAATTAGATCTGAACTTGATCTTAGTTTTGCCAAACTTGAGCGTATGGTAATGGACTCTATCGCTGCTTCAAGCGATCGTGTTACTGTGCACCAAGCCATCAAACACCTTGTTGTTGGTGGCAATGCTCTGTTGTTTATGGGTAAGGATGGGATTAAGCATTACCCATTGAACCGCTTTGTCGTAGAACGAGATGGAAACGGCAACGTAATTGAGATCGTAACCAAAGAAAACATAAACAAAAAACTTCTACCTGTTGATATTGTAAAAGATCCTCTTCAAGTTAATGATCAATCTACAAATCAAAGTGGTGATGTAGAAGTCTATACACACTGTCGCCTACAGAACAACCGTTGGTTGTGGCACCAAGAAGTCTTTGATAAAAAGATTCCTGGCACTGAAGGTAAAGCACCAAAGGCAACATCGCCTTGGCTGGTCCTTAGATTCAATTCCGTAGACGGTGAGAACTACGGTCGCGGCCGAGTGGAAGAGTTCATCGGTGATCTGAAGTCACTCGAAGCACTCTCTCAGGCTATCACAGAAGGCTCTGCAGCAGCTGCTAAAGTTGTCTTTATGGTTTCACCTTCATCGACAACTAAACCAGCCAATCTAGCCAAAGCTGGTAACGGCGCAATCATTCAAGGTAGACCTGATGATGTGTCTGTTGTTCAAGTTGGTAAGACTGCAGACTTCCAAACTGCAATGCAACAGATGCAACAGTTAGAACGTCGCATCTCTGAGGCATTCTTAGTGTTGACTGTTCGACAGTCTGAAAGGACTACCGCAGAAGAAGTACGACTTACTCAACTAGAACTTGAACAACAACTTGGTGGGCTGTTCAGTCTGCTAACTGTTGAGTTCCTTGTTCCATACCTTAACCGCAAGCTGCTTGTTATGCAACGCAGTGGTGAGCTTCCTAGGTATCCTAAAGATCTAGTCAAGCCAACCATTGTTGCTGGTATTAACGCACTTGGTCGTGGTCAAGATCGTGAATCTTTGACTGCATTTATCACAACCATTGCACAGACTCTTGGACCTGAAGCATTGATGCAACATCTTAATGCTGATGAAGCTATCAAACGTCTGGCAGCTGCACAAGGTATCGATGTACTGAACCTTGTGAAGTCTATGGATCAACAACAAGAGGAAGCTCAAGTTGCACAAGAACAGCAGCAAGAAATGGAGCTTACAAAACAAGCTGCAGCTTTAGAATCTGCACCTATTAATGATCCATCTAAAAACCCTGCACTAGCTGCAGAGCTAGAGCAACAACAACCACCTATGTAATATGGCAGAAATACTGACAAATGATCAGAGTGTGACAGTAGAGTCAATGGACTCTCAACTCTCTGATGAAGCAGAATCTCTACGCATTGGCGAGGAGATGATTGAAGCTCAAGAGCAACGACTAGCTGGTAAGTATAAGAACACTGAAGAGCTAGAAGCTGCGTACCTTGAGCTGCAAAAAAAGCTTGGTAGTCAAGAAGAAAATGTGCAAGAAGAGTCTGAAGAAGTTTCTGAAACAGATTGGTTGGGTGAAGCCTATCGATCTATCCAAGAAAGCGGAGAACTTTCAGAAGAACTGTCCAAACAGATTTCAGAAATGAATGGTATGGATGTGTTTAAAGCTATGCAGAACACAACCAACCAACAACAAACTCGTGATCTTACCGAACAGGAAGTAGGCTCTGTCTATCAAGCTGTTGGAGGAGAAGAGGCTTATTCTAGTATGATCTCCTGGGCTCAAGAAAACCTTAGTGAAGCTGAGGTAGGAGCTTTTGATTCGATCATCGAGTCAGGAGACATGAACCAAATTAACCTAGCTATCCAAGGATTGAACTCTCGTTATACAGATGCTGTTGGACAAGACGGAGATCTTATTCAAGGAAAACCTGCAGCAGCAGAAAGTACTTTTCGTAGTCAAGCAGAACTAATCCAAGCCATGAATGATCCCCGGTACGAAAACGATCCAGCGTACCGGCAGGATATTATTGACAAACTGGATCGCTCTGAACTCAATTTTTAAATTTAAATGGCAGCTACTATCGCACTACAACGGCCCAAAGGTATTTGGGATCGTTATGTTGAGTGGGTTAGCAGCACTGAGAACCGGCTTTATGTGGGACACTTCGGTGTCCTCATGATTCCTTGTCTACTGGCAGCAACCACTTGTTTTATCGTTGCATTCATTGCAGCACCTCCCGTTGATATCGACGGTATCCGTGAACCCGTTGCAGGGTCTCTACTCTATGGAAACAACATCATCTCTGGAGCAGTCGTCCCCAGCTCCAACGCAATCGGACTACATCTCTACTCAATCTGGGAAGCAGCCAGCCTCGACGAATGGCTCTACAATGGAGGACCCTATCAGCTCGTCGTATTCCACTTTCTCATTGGTGTCTTCGCTTACATGGGACGCGAATGGGAACTTAGTTATCGACTAGGCATGAGGCCTTGGATCTTTGTCGCATATTCAGCTCCTGTTGCTGCGGCTACGGCCGTATTCCTGGTGTACCCCTTCGGTCAAGGATCGTTCAGTGACGGTATGCCACTTGGTATTTCAGGTACCTTCAACTATATGCTCGTCTTCCAAGCAGAACACAACATCCTTATGCACCCCTTCCACATGTTGGGAGTCGCTGGTGTGTTTGGTGGTAGCTTGTTTTCTGCTATGCACGGCTCTCTTGTTACCAGTTCGCTGGTGCGTGAGACGACTGAGGAAGTGAGTCAAAACCAAGGTTATAAGTTTGGACAAGAAGAAGAAACCTACAACATTGTTGCGGCTCATGGATACTTTGGCCGACTCATTTTTCAATACGCCAGCTTCAATAACTCTCGCAGTCTTCATTTCTTTTTGGCTGCTTGGCCTGTTGTTGGCATTTGGTTTACTGCTCTTGGAGTGAGCACGATGGCGTTCAACCTGAACGGCTTCAACTTCAACCAGTCTATCCAGGCTGCAGATGGCAGAGTCATCAACACCTGGGCTGACATCCTCAACCGAGCTGGTCTTGGTATGGAAGTCATGCACGAGCGCAACGCTCACAACTTCCCCCTTGACTTGGCGACTGCTGAGTCTGCACCTGTTGCACTTACTTCACCCGCTATCGGTTAATGAACGACACCCAAATCTGGCCCACCGAACCTCGTATGTACATCGACGAAAACTCTCTCCCCCATAACGAACGCGCTGAGCGTCTCAATGGCCGACTGGCTATGCTTGGTGTGATGGCTGCGCTTGGTGCGTATGCTATTACTGGTCAAATTATTCCTGGTATCTGGTAATGGCCCACAAAGGCAAAGGATCTTGCGGAGGCAAGAAAAGTGGCAAAGGCTACAAAAAGTAGTACACGTTCTGTCAGTCTTAAGATTGGCAAACACAAATCGCGTACCGGTGGCTTGACAGCTGCCGGTCGTAAGAAATACAATAGGGAGACTGGTTCAAACCTTAAAGCTCCCCAGCCTGGTGGCGGTCCTCGCAAGCGGTCCTTCTGTGCTCGTATGAAAGGTAACAAAGGACCGATGCGAAAGAATGGTAAGCCCACCCGTAAGGCTCTAGCACTACGTAAATGGAAATGTTAAATGGCTAAACGTGGTCTCTATGCAAACATCCATGCCAAGCGTAAGCGTATCGCTGCTGGTAGTGGTGAAAAAATGAGGAAGAAAGGTAGCAAAGGTTCGCCTACTGCAGCCAACTTCCGACGCTCTGCACTTACTGCAAAGAAAAAGTAATGCCTAAAGTCAACGGTAAGAAATATCCCTACACTGCAGCGGGGATGAAAGCTGCAGCTAACGCAAAGAAAAAGAAACCTAACAAAAAGTAATTATGAAAAACATCGCTCTTTCCACCCTCGCGCTGTCCTCCTTCGCTATGCCTGCTATGGCTGGCGTGTACCTGGAAG